ACAGGCTTTTCTTCTAGTGGTACGTTACAAATTAACAGTGAGATATTTACTTATACAGGAATTACATCTACTACTTTTACAGGAGTAACTCGTGCTACTTCAAGCACTACTGCAGCAGCCCATGCTCTTGACGATGTAGTATCTGAGTCTTGGACTGAAAGAGATTCTGGTAGAACAAGTGCAGCTAAGTACGACTTTGAACGATACAACTTTGACGGTAACGAAAAGATTATTGTTGTAGATGGTGCAAACGCACCTACAATATTTAACTCTTCTATGACTGCAACAGACGTTAGTGAAAGTTCTGTATCAGGTTCTACAATAGTTACTGTGTTTAAATCACACATGTTTTACGCAGGTAAGTCTACTACACCTCAGACCTTAGTATTTAGTGAACCCTTTGACGAGGATGGTTTTACTGCAAACGATGGTGCAGGTACTATTAAAGTAGACGATAACATTGTTGGACTAAAAGTATTTAGAGATGCACTGTTTATATTCTGTGAGAATAGAATATTTAAAATGACAGGTTCTACTCTCAGTGACTTTGCTATACAACCTGTTACCAGAGACATTGGTTGTGTAAACAGAGACACTATCCAGGAATTTGCAGGTGACTTATTATTCCTTGGTCCTGATGGACTTAGGACTGTTGCTGCTACTGCAAGAATTGGTGATACGGCTCTTGGTGCTATTACACAAAACGTACAGTCTATCTTTGACACAAACATTAGAGACTCTACAGTATTTGATAGTGTCGTTATACCAGACAAAACACAGTACAGAATATTCTTTTCTAAATCAGGACAGGGTGACAACTTAACCAGGGGTATTGTTTGTGTTAGGAGAGCAGACAAGTTTGAGTTCTCTGAGATACGTGGAATAAAACCGTCAGCTACTGACACTCTAGTTGTAGATGGTGATGTTTTAGTGTTACATGGAGATTTCTCAGGATTTATACACAGACAAGAAGAGGGTAATACCTTTGACGGTACAGCAATACTAGCTAGATATAGAAGCCCTGATTTAAGTTTTGGTGACACTGGTGTTAGAAAACACATGCAGAGAGTTATCCTTAACTATAAACCTGAGTCAGCTATTGATGCAGACTTAATAGTTCGTTACGATAACGAAGCCTCAGACTCAGCTAGACCTGCACCGTATGCTTTAGACAGTTCTCAAATTGCTGCACAGTTTGGTAATGCTGTTTTTAGCACTGCTAGTAGTGCAGCACAATTCGTATTTGGTGGTCCTTCACAGCCACTTGTAAGACAATCAATTGAGGGTTCAGGTTTTACTGTAGCACTAAGAATACATGATGGTGGAGAAACTGCACCATATTCCCTTAAAGGGTTTCAATTAGAGTATCAAGTAGGAGCAAGACGTTAGATGGGTAATACATACACAAGACAATCTACTTTTACAGACGGTGATGTTATTACTGCTGATCTGTTTAATAATGAATACGATCAACTCTTAGCTGCGTTTGCAGCAAGCACAGGACACACTCACGATGGTACTGCTGCAGAGGGTGGTCCTATTACTAAACTGCTAGGAACTAGCATTACTATTGGTGACGCTACAACAGGTACTGACATTACAGTTACCTTTGATGGTGAGAGTAACGATGGTGTATTTAAGTGGATGGAAGACGAGGACTACTTTGAGTTTTCTGATGACTTACTTATTGCCTCTACAGAAAAAATACAATTTCGGGATACTGGTCTATACATTAACTCTAGTGCAGATGGTCAGCTTGATCTTGTTGCAGATACAGAAATACAACTTGCTGCTACAACAATAGACATAAATGGTGCAGTAGATATATCAGGCAACCTATCTATTGGTGGTAACTTAGATGTAACAGGTACGTTTGATCTTAGTGACTCTAACTTTACTAACGCAGGTGACATATCCCTAGACAGTATATCAGGTGATGCTGACTCTAACACAAGCATAGCATTTAGTGGCTCTGACGTAATTACAATCACTACTGGTGGTGAGACACAAGTTACATTTAACAATGGTTCTATACTACCTACAACAGATGACGATGTAGACTTAGGTTCTAGTGCATTACAGTTTAAAGACCTGTACATAGATGGTACAGCTAACATTGATACGGGTAGTATTGACACAGCTAATGTTGGTGCTTTAACTGTATCTGGTTCTACTACACTAGGAGCTACTTCTTTTGGTGATGCTGACATTACAAACGTTGGTAGCATTGCCCTTGACACAATTACTAACGATGGAACAGACATTACACTAGACTCAGGTGGTGATATTATACTTGATGCTGCAGGAAATGAAGTGTTTTTTAAAGCCTCTGGTACATCTATCCTCACTCTTAAAAACGATTCTAGTGATGCAGTACTTACTGTAGAAACAGCAGATAAAAACTTTACTATTAAAGGTACAGATGATTCTAGTGCTATTACTGCTCTTGACATTGACATGGCTCTTGCAGGTAAGGCTACGTTTAACGGTGACGTAGTTGTAGGTGGTGATCTTACTATTAGTGGTGACGATCTTACAATGGCTACTAACACTGCAGGTGCTTTACTTATTGCAGACGGTACAAACTTTAATCCTACTCTAGTAACTTCACTAAGTGAGATTAGCACAGCAGCAGACGATGACGTACTTCTTGCTGTAGACACATCTGGTGGTGGTCTTAAAAAAATTAGTAGAAGTACTATTATTGCAGGTACTGGCGTAGCAGGTAACATATCTAATATATCAGAAGACACAAGCCCACAGCTAGGTGGTGACTTAGACCTTAACGGAAATGATATTGTTACTACCTCTAACGCTACTCTTGACTTAGCTCCTAACGGAACAGGCACAGTTGTTGTAAGAGGTAACACTAACTCAGGTGCTATAGTCTTTAACTGTGAAAGCAACAGTCATGGGCAAACAGTTCAAGCTCAACCTCATTCTGCAGGTGTTACAAATACTATGTTATTACCTGCAGGTGCTAACTCAACACTAGTATCTCTTGTATCAACAGACACACTTACTAATAAAACTTTAACCTCTCCTAAGATTAACGAGGATGTAGCAGTCACAGCTACAGCCACAGAGTTAAACGTACTAGATGGTATCACTGCAGTAGTAGGAGAACTCAACGCACTGGACATTGGTTCAACAGCAGTGGGTACAGCCGTAGCATCTAAAGCAGTTATACTAGATTCTAACAAAGATTATACAGGAATACGTAACTTTACTATATCAGGTAATCTATCTGTAGCAGGAACAACTACCACAGTTGATACTGTTACTATGGAAGCAGCTAACGCTATTGTATTTGAGGGTGCTACAGCAGATGCACACGAAACTACACTTACTATTGTAGACCCTACAGCAGATCGTACTATTAACTTACCTAATCAGAGTGGTACTATACCTGTACTAGCTGCAGCAAGTAACACTGCAGTTACCTCTACACCAGAAGAGTTAAACATACTTGACGGTGCTACAGTAGTTGTAGGTGAAATAAATGCACTAGACTTGGGAAGCACTGCAGTAGGTAATGCTATTGCTTCTAAAGCAGTTATCTTAGACTCAAACAAAGACTACACAGGCTTACGTAATGTTACTGCTACTGGTGCAGTTACAGGTGGGTCAGCAGTCTTTGATGGTGGTGTTGCAATAGACAACATTACTATTGACGGAACAGAGATAGATCTTAGTTCTGGAGACTTGACAGTTGATGTAGCAGGAGATATTATCCTAGATGCAGGTGGTGGTGATTTAAAGTTTGCTGTTGCAGGTACAGAGATACTAAGTGTCACTAACTCATCTAGTGATGTAATTATTAAACCTATCGTAGATGCTAAAGATATTATCTTTCAACAAAGAGATGGTACAGAGGTAGCTAGGATAGAAGACAATGGTACGTTTAACGTTGTCACAGATAAACTAGCAATAAACGGAACTGCTGTTACTTCTACTGCTGCAGAGTTAAATATACTTGACGGTGTTACAGCAACAGCATCAGAACTAAACTTACTGGATGGAGGTACTTCTGTTGGTAGTTCAATAACAGTAGCAGATGCTGATGGTTTTGTAGTTAATGATGGTGGGACAATGAAAACTATTCCTGCAACAGATGTAAAAACTTACGCTGCAGGTAGTGCTGCCACTAAAGGATTTGCTATCGCTATGGCAATTGTATTTGGATAAAAAAGGAAAAGGTAAATGACCGTAATAAATCTAATTAATGTATCAACTATTACACCTACGACAGTAGCAGGTGCAGTAACAACAAGTAGGGCATCTATTATTGATGTCGCTGCAGATAAAGTTGCTAAAGTAAACACACTTATGATATCAAACATTGATGGTACTAACGCTGCTGATATTACAGTAGAGGTAAGTGTAGACAATGGATCAAACTATGTTGCCATTGCTAAGACTGTATCTGTACCTGCCGATGCTACGTTAGTTGTTGTAGGTAAAGACAATGGGTTTTACTTAGAT